GACTAAACAAAAACTTCTTTGCCATTAGTCGCCATCCCAAACTACAGTGGTTGTGTGCTACCACAGTGAGTCCAGGAATGGGCGCACATCGCCACCAATGGATTAGTCCTAAGAAAAAAGAAGGCGGTGCTATTCGAAAACAGTTAGCCGAACTATATCCATTACTCAAAGATGACGAACTGGATCTCTTGTCAAGAATAACAACCAAAAAAGAACTTGATGCTTATATCAAGGATCACGGCAACGAAACTAAAAAATGAAGTTCGAATGTCAGTACTGTAAAAAATCTTTTGCCAAAGAAACCACACTCATAGTACATGTGTGTGAGCAAAAGAAACGGTATCAAAGTCAAGGTGAAACTGGCATACAAATAGGTCTACGTGCTTATCAAAAGTTTTATGAGATTAGTCAAGGTTCTGGTCGCCCCAAAACCTTTGATGACTTTGCTCGGAGTCCGTACTATAGAGCGTTTGCACGGTTTGGACAGTACTGTGTCAGCATACGTGCTGTCAATGTCATGCGCTTTACAGAATGGCTATTGAAGAACAACAAGAAGATTGACTACTGGTGCCGTGATAGTGTGTACGGTGAATACTTGTTGGAATATTTGCGTGTTGAAAGTCCAATAGATGCTGTACAACGAGCCATTGAATCCAGTGTGAGATGGTCAGAAGAAACTGGTAATCCGCCACACGACCATGTGAGATTTGGCAACGACAATGCTTTGTGTTATAGTGTCACTACTGGCAGACTCAGTGCTTGGGTGCTGTACAATTCCAACAGTGGACAGGAGTTTTTAGGCAGACTCAGTTCAGAACAAATTGCCATGATCTGGCCCTATGTGGACGCAGACTTTTGGCAACAAAAATTTAGAGATTATCCAACAGATGTTGCATATATCAAAGACATACTTAAACAGGCAGGATGGTAATGAGCGCAGACATTGATATTGACATGCCAGACCGTGCAGCATTACTAAGATTGATCCCGCACACAGCCGCAAGACAAATGACCAATGGTCAGGTGCGTCGACACAATAGCGGTGTGTATGTCACTGACATACCACATGATCCCATACATGAATGCGCTGCTATTGACTACGAAGCAGCCGAACAGCGTGGCTATTTCAAGATAGACTTCCTCAACATGAGTGTGTATCAGCTGGTACGTGATCCCGAGCATTACGAACAAATGCTGGCAAAAACACCAGCTTGGTCGAGATTATGGACTGATCCTGCTTGGGCCAGTCAGTTGGTGCACGTGGGCAACTATGTGGAGTTGTTGGCATCAATGCGGCCAGACAGTATTCCTAGAATGGCAGCATTTATATCAGTTATTCGTCCCGGCAAAGCACACTTACAAAATTGTTCTTGGACAGAAGTGTTTGCCAATGTATGGGACGGCGATGATTCGCGTGGATATACATTTAAAAAGAGTCACAGCTTGGGTTATGCGCAGTTGGTTGCACTACACATGAACTTGTTGGAAGACAGTGCTATTCAACCCGTCGTACAAGTGTGATACTTTTGCGTTTGCTTTTTCTGCGTGTTAGGTCGTTTAGACTGCAAACAGGTCCGCACAAGATGTCTAGATCTTTGTTGACAAATGTTCTGCGATAGTGCCTAAACGGTTCCCATTCAGTCTTTAAGAAGATGTTGATGGGCACAGATCTGTTGCTTTCCCACCACCAAACATTGGCCAATTCCAAAAACAAATGCTTGAGATCAACATCTTGTATGTGACCAAAATCATATATAGTGGTGATGTTTTCGTCGCGATTTTGTACAATGCCTACATATTCCACACCGGCATAAACACACAGTGACATAAAAGGATACTTCTTAGTAAGTTGTTGTATTATGTTTAAGCCCATAAATATTAAAGGAGATTTCTAATGTACGCCACCACAGCCTATTTATATCAACAAATTCAATCAGTTTTATTGATAGACATCAGTGGCGCTTACTTTGACGCGAGGTGGGATCCAGTGTACGCAAAAAACTTAACTTTAAACCTAGGGGTCGACAATGTGATCCTGTTCCAGTTCCAGAATCAGGATCAGAAGCCTGTGAACATCACTGGGGCTACTTTTACATTTCGTATCATAAGTCAAAACGGCCAAGATCTCTTGTTTGCCAAAGAGTTGGTTGCGTTAAATCTTGCCACAGGTCGCGCCAAGATCACTATTACCGCTGAAGAAACTCAGCACTTTCAAGAACAGCCGGCCAGCTACAGCATTGAGATTTCGTCCGGTGTGCTGGATCAAGCTGTGTTTACAGATGATCAAGCAGGTGCACGTGGCACAATCAACATTGTGAATTCGGTATTTCCTGCTTTTACAGCCAGTCAGTTGTTGACTGTGCCTAGTCAAGCACCTGTGGGCAATGTGTATTATACCAGCACAGTAACCACAGATGGCGCACCGCTAACTACTTTTCAGTTGGACACTGCTGACATCACTGGCAACATCACTGTACAAGGAGCAACAGCAGCCACAGCAAATACTGTAGAATGGTACAATGTGCCATTTGAAGACTTGAAAACTGGCAACGTGATCAACCAACTTGATCTAACCAACAGCACAGAAAGATTAGGCATCAACGTGGCCGGATATCATCCTTATATCCGTCTCGAATTAAACTTCAGCAACGGCGAACTAGCAGAAATACTTTATAGATGAAATTCAAAAAGATAGTGGGATTTGGAGACTCATGGATTTGGGGCGATGAGCTCTTGGATCCTGTTTTGGTCAATCATCCTCAAGCACACCCTGTGATACAGGAAAATACAGCCTATAGGGAAAGTCATTGTTTTCTGGGCTTGCTGGGCAAACACTACGGCGTTCCAGTAGAAAACTTTGGCATCAACGGTGGCAGCTTGCAAAGTGCCATATGGACTTACTTGTGGTGGTTAGATCACGAACAACTGGATCCTGCTGAATGTTTGATATTGGTGGGACACACAGATGCCAATCGCGTGAGCTTTTACAACCCAAATCATGTAAGTTATTATAATGATCCGCCGTGGAATAGATACGTACACAGTCAGTGGATTCACAGTGGATTTGAAGAAGAAGATCGAACTTGGACACAAATGGTCAAAGCACACACAGTATTAACTGACTGTGACCAACTGCACCAACTCAATTACAGACAAAGCCTGACCTTCTTTGAAGGACAATATCATGCCATGAGTCACAATGTTGTGCAGTTTTGTACCATACATCCGCCTATGGTTGCCCGAACTTGTAATTTGATCTGGCCAGACCGCAGCCTAAATTCTTTTATCTATCCCAACAAACACTTAATGGCACCTGATGGTCACCCTAACGAAATCGGCCATCGACTTCTCCGCGACCACTTGATTCCTGAGATAGAACGTGTTATACTAATAATAAACCCGTTAAAAACAGAAAAGATAACAATAAATGGAAGGTGATAAGAATTGACAAACCCGTCGCAGATAGTGGAGCAGTACTGGAGACAAGGTCGGAAGATTAAACAAACATCTTCTGGTTGGCTTTCTGGCAATGGTCCTTGTTGCGTTCATAACGGTGAACGGCAAGATAAAAGAGGTCGTGGCGGACTTAAATCCAGTCCCGAAGGGTGGAGTTATTCCTGCTTCAATTGTAATTTCACAGCCAGCTTCATTTTAGGACGTAATCTCAGCTTCAAGGCACGTAAGCTATTGGGCTGGCTCAATGTACCGCAGGAAGAAATAGAACGCATCAATTTGGAAAGTTTGAAGTATCGCAGTATTGCCGGATTGTTAGATGATCGGCAACGCACAGCAGCAGTTATACAAGACATACAGTTCGAAGAACGTGACCTAGGTGGTGTTGAATTTGTAACGCCGGAGCATACAGATGTTTGGAACTACTTGCGGCGCAGACATGCACCTGTAGATTATCCCTTTATGATTTCAGCAACATCAGGCGCAAGACCCGGTGTGATTATCCCCTTCACTTATAATAATACCATGGTTGGTCATACTATAAGATTCCTAGACGATCGCAAACCAGTATGGTTAAATGACTTTCAACCAGGATATGTGTTTGGTACAGACTTACAACATGCCGATTGGCAACATGTGATTGTAACAGAAGGTATTTTTGATGCATTATCCATCAGTGGACTTGCACTCATGCACAATACAGTAAGTGATGCACAAGCAAGACTGATACGCACATTGGGTAGAGAAATAACAGTGGTGCCAGATCAAGATCGACCTGGCATGGAGTTGGTAGAACGTGCCTTAGAGTTAGGCTGGGCAGTCAGCATGCCTGATTGGGAAGACTGCAAAGATGTAAACGATGCTGTAATCAAATATGGCCGCCTGGCAACCCTGCTAACTATAATGCAATCAAGAGAAACCAGTCGAATTAAAATAGAAATGCGGAGAAAGCAAGTTGTTAAAAGAATATAACATAGATGTGCAACGACTGTTTTTAGAGATGATGCTGTGTGATGCACAAAGCTATGTGCGTGTACAGAACATTTACAATCCTGAAAACTTTGATCGTAATCTGCGAGCAGCAGCCGAGTTCATCAAGGAACATTGCGAGCAGCATCAGACTATGCCAGACCGAGCGCAGATATCTGCTGCTACCGGCATAAAGCTACAGGAGATTCCAGACTTAAATGATGGGCACTTTGATTGGTTCTTGGAAGAGTTTGAAGCGTTTACTCGCAGACAAGAACTGGAACGTGCAATTTTAAAGTCGGCGGACCTGTTGGAGAAAGGCGAATTTGATCCTGTTGAAAAGCTGATCAAAGATGCTGTACAGATCAGTCTAACCAAGGACATGGGTACTGACTACTTCGGCAGTCCCAGTGATCGTATCAACAAGTACTTTAACTCGGGAGGACAAGTGTCAACTGGGTGGCCGCAAATGGATCGCTTGTTGTATGGTGGGTTCAGCAGAGGAGAACTCAACATATTTGCTGGTGGTTCTGGATCTGGTAAAAGCTTGGTCATGATGAACATTGCACTCAACTGGCTCACACAAGGACTCAGTGGAGTTTACATATCCTTAGAACTTTCAGAAGAACTGTGTGCCCTGCGTACAGATGCCATGTTGACCAGTATGAGCACCAAGGACATTCGCAAAGACATATCAACCGCTGAACTCAAAGTCAAGATGATGGGTAAGAAAGCAGGCGAATATCGTATCAAGGCATTTCCAGCACAAAGCACAGTGAACGACATTAGAAGTTACATCAAAGAAGTGCAGATACAGACTGGTATTAAGATTGACTTTGTCATGGTTGACTATTTGGACTTGTTGATGCCGGTCAGTGCCAAAGTCAGTCCCAACGATCTATTTGTCAAAGACAAGTATGTGAGTGAAGAACTACGCAACTTGGCCAAGGAGTTAGGTGTGTTGTTTGTAACAGCAAGCCAGCTGAATAGATCAGCAGTGGAAGAAATTGAGTTCGACCACAGTCATATTTCGGGTGGTATCTCAAAGATCAATACAGCTGACAACGTGTTTGGTATCTTTACTAGTCGAGCAATGCGTGAACGTGGGCGTTATCAAATACAGTGTATGAAGTCGCGTAGCTCAACAGGTGTAGGACAGAAGATTGAACTGGAATACAACATTGAAACCATGCGTATTACAGATCCTGGCGAAGACATGACCAGTCAAGGCCCCAAACCCAGCATCATGGATTCTATCAAGGCTCGCAGTACTGTCGCACAATCAGATGACGACGAAGATACTCCGCGAGTCACAGCTGACATACAGAGCAGCAAGCTCAAGCAGCTATTGGGCACAATCAAGCAAGGTTAATGTATGAATTTAATTTGTTTCCCTCACTACACCTGCGGTGGATTGTTATGTGATATCATGGAAGATACCATGAGCGAATTTGCCGACAACGGCGGCATCGCTAGTCCCACACACAATGTTGGCAAGATTGGAGACTAGCGATGCCGCCGTTGTCGGCAAATTCGCTCATGGTATCTTCCATGAT